TATCAAAGTGACTTTCAAAGACCAGTGGTACAACCAGCAAGTGGACCACATCTCAGACGCTCTTCAAGAACTTCTTGTTGATGATGACCCCGCTATTGCCATCAAAGGATTAAGCGATGTTATTGCTAGCTGGGAAGACTACCACGGAAAGGAACTTGCTAAATGGAAGCGCCTCAGGGCGCTTCTGAATTGGGAAGCTGGTACGTAATCCTTAATTCTCCTCCCAGTGCCTTTACAGCCTCACTAGCGTCTGCTGGTGGGGCTGTTTCAATGAGGACAGACGGAACAATTGCGTCAGGAAGAGGCGTCACCTTTGCTTTTGGATAAAGAGAGCGAGCTTTCTCCGCTAATGCATTTGCTTTTGTTTCTTTTTCTTCTTTCTCCCATTGCTTTACTAATACCGCCGCTTGTTCATCTACCTTTTCCATTACGATTTTAGTTTTCCATTCTGCCCAATCTGGACGGCAATACGCCATGAGCAGTTTGCACCATGGATTGAAAGCAAGAGAGGGCCATTGTGAAACGGCCCAAAGTCCTGCTTCGTAGCAAAGCGCATTAAACCAACTTTGCCTGCTCATCCTTCTTGAAACACGCTGACGTAAACAGTGCCTTGCTTGGTTAAAGGCAGAATCCTGTCACGTAGATCAATGTTGTGACAACGCACACAGCCATGGGTGGGGACTAGGGGTTGATTAGGCACCCATGCCCCAGGCCAACCATTGGCACTGCCACCGCCGTGGATCATAATTCCAGCGCGGCCATTGCCTGCTTCTTGATTTTCCAGTTCAATGAGATCGAAGCTGTACCAGCCATAAGCCATGAGCGTGCGATCATAAGCAGGTTTATTGCCTACTTTTTCATAGTCTTTATAGACGGCGCCAATTTTATACAAACCGGGAGGTGTGTCGGAATTTGTGGTTTTCCATTCAAAATCACTATATTGTCCACGAGCAAGGCATGGAATACCCCACAAAAGCTTGCCATCAGTAGAGAAAGCTTTCATAGTTTCTGCTGCATCGTTCACAATTAAATGCGAATCATTTGCTTTAAAGCCAAAATCTTGAGGGCGTTTTTTGGGGCCAATCATAGTAAATTGCGTAGTTTCTGGAGCATATTCCTTCATAAGCCTTGAAAGCTTTGCAGGATATTCTGGATCAGTGGCATACGATTGCTCTTTAAGCATGCGTGCCGCTGCGTAACGATTGGGCGCATTATTGACGCCCTTAAATTGACGATAATCTTTGTACCATCGCGTGATTAAATATTCAATGCAAGCTGAGAGGCTAGGAAAATCAAGAAACCCAGCCTTAATTGTCACCCATTGACCGTCGTACCATTCTTGAGTGGTAGTTCTAGTGCCATCTCCCTTGAGACCCAGATAATTATGGGTGCCAGATGTGTGCTTTCCAAAGCCACTTTCTAAGCAGCATTGAGCTGCGGCTAATTCTGGAAAACGCGCACCATGCCTACGGGCCAGAAGAAAGCACGAATCCCAGAATGCCTTGTCAGAAGCCGACATGGCTTCACCCCTTGACGCGGAAAATCGACTTAAGCCCTTCCATCAGTAATTGCAGCACATTATTGCTTTTCCATGGTGAATGATCAAGAATTTGGTCAGCAGCAGCAATAATAATGCCGCCAACAACAAACCATTCTGCACCAGACATGGCTGATCTCCAAAGAGAATTTCTTATAGCCTAGCGTTCTGTTTCTAAACTGCGCACGCGACTTTCAATGCCACTCATATTATCAGTGAGAGTATTGAGTTTTTCAGTGATAGCTTCAATCTGCACTGCCACTTTGGCTTGCTGATTGCCGACAGCAATAAGCATAGCCCCCGTAGAAAGAAGCATGCCAGCCGTTATAGTGGCCACAAAGTTGGCCATGCCTTCTTTGAAAAAGTCCATGGGAAGTTCTGCAAACTTAATGTTAGCTAAAGCGCATTAATCAATAGGGGCTCGTTAGATTATTTGCAGAAAAAGTAAATAGCGCCATGCATAGAGCGAATGGTCCTGATGAGCTTTTGTATTCTCTCATTGAACTTCGCCCTGGAGATGCTAGACGCCGATTTCGTAAAAGCATTTTTGAAGACTATCCGCTGCGGGGACCACTTGGACAATGCGCGTGCGCATATTGCGGACGGTGGAATGAGAAACTGACTATTGATCACATTGTGCCCAAAAGCAAAGGAGGGCCACATTTCGCAAGGTATAATTTAGTGCCAAGTTGTAAGGCCTGTAATCTTTTAAAAGGAGCAGAGCCAATCTTTGAATGGTGGCGCCCCCAGCAGTTTTGGGCTGAGAAACGAGAAGAACTTCTTCTCTCATGGGTGCATCACAATAGCTTTGTCAGTGCCCATACTTCCTTGCAAGATATTGAAGCTTTTGCAGAAGAGCGCGACTATTACATTCCACCGTCAAAAGAAGAAGCCCCCATTTCTGGGGGCTTTTGTTATACAGAATGGCAGGCAGCTTAGGGCTAGTCGATTGGACTAAAAATATCTCCTGAATTTGCTGCTGGCATTGGAAGATCAAAGCGTACACCTGGAATAGGGCAAACGCCATCTTTGCAACCATTGTCAATATTATTTTCAATGGCAGCAAGAGCTTCGCGTTCTTGATCAGTTTCTAAGGCAAAGATGAGCTGACCAAGATACCACTTAGCTTTCTCTAAATCTTCTAAGCCATTCTTTTGTTCATAACGCCAAACATATTTCAGAATGTTGCCTTTCAGGAAGCCGCGAAACGCTTCGGGCGTCATGCTTGCTTCCATGGCTTCAATTGCTTCTAAGCCACCGCTGGCATAATGAATAGGGCGCTCTACTGGATGGAAGGCTTCAGGAGCTTGTTCAAAAGGCATTACCATTTTCCTCAAATGCTTGGAATGCTTCTTTAAAGAGGGGGCGGGCCAACGTGGCCAGTGCTTGAGCATAACATTGGATTTCGTTTTGCGCATCAGGCTTGTCGCGCAATGAAAGGAAATGCAGAAGGGCTTGCAAACTACAAGTCCAGGTGAAGCTGGTGTATGTGCTCATGGGCAGAATGCCACGGGCCTGCTCTTTGCTTACGCCTAGCGTCAGGAGGGCCTTGTAAGCCTGCTTCGCCTGCTCTAGAGACTTGGCATATTCAATCATGGCCACGTGATTCATGGAGGGCTCTAGAGGTCCAGCAGAGGCTTGCTTATTGCTTGCGCTTTGCTGCCTGAACTCACGAGGCATGTAGTAAATTTCGTCATCTGCTTCGCAGTAACGAAAGCTTTTCTCATTCCAACCAAGCTGGTCATTCGCATAGGTGCCACCAATCACATGCTTCCACCATTGCCGAGCAATAAATAGCGGAGCTTTCACTTGCCATTTCGTGACAACGCCTCTGAAGGGGCTGGTGTGCTGATGCTTTACCAAATAGTTAAGAAGCTTCTGATCCTTATCAGTCCATTCAAAAGAGGCCTGATCGAAAGACTGCCGCGCATCACAAACGATGTCAAGCGAAGTTCCCATCCAATCGATGAGCCTGACAAAGCTAATACCGTCACAGAGGGGATCAATGGTTTGCAGCGGAGAAGAAGTCATGAACTAAAAGAAAAGGACGCAGCCTCTGGAAACCAATGATAGGCGCCACCTTTGTTTCTGCATGCCAAATAATGCGAGCTTTCGTTTGTTTTCCATCTTTCACGATGGCGGCAATAGTGCCGATCAGGCTAGTGGGCATCCAGCCAGCAGCCGTGGGCTGAACGTAGACAACGGTTTGTCCAGTGTCCCAAGTGTGGGAAGTTGGTGTGGATGGAAGCTTTCGGAAGGAAGCCGCACCTAATTTTTCGGCCTTCCTCCCATCATCCACTGGATAAACAAACTGCCTGCCTTTATGCTGCATCGCTAGGCTAAAGCAAACGACAGAGGAACAATGTCAAGGATGTTTTCTGTTCCAGTAGGATTAAGCTACAACGGAAAAGAATGTATTGCTGCCATGGGGCCTTTTGAGCGAAGCATGGAAAGGGATTTTGCCCTTGTAGCCAATAAGAAAGCTTTAGCAGAATGTGATGACATTGATAAGCTTCGGGAAGTAGCCTGTACCATGATGGAAGGCTGGAGCAATATGCAAGAAGCCGTCACTGCATTGGTGAAAGAAAATCTTGAGCTGCGTCAAGCCATGCAAATGCAACAAATGGATTTAGAAGCCGCAGATCAGCTCCTTGGCGAAGCAGGAGAAGCCATTAAGACATTCGTAGAACAGCAGCAATCTTCTCAAGCCAGGCGATTTCTTTGGCCGTTTGGGAAGTAAGTAGAAATACTTTCCAGCCACACATCATGGCAAGGTTAAATTTTCTGGCGTCTCGTTCGTAGCCAGAGCCAGTAACATGACGGCCACGATTAAAAGTGCCACCTTGTATTTCAATGAGAGAGCGAGAAGGAAGATGTGCAAAATCGGCCCTGTAACGCTTTGATCGTTTACTTTTGGCGTAGCGCTCTTGAAAATCAGCTTCCCAAGCCTCTACATCGCTGAATTCCCTGATCAATGAGAGATCGGGATAATGAGCCTGCCAAAGCCCGAGAAACTGATCTTCTAATGCGCTCACGAGCTATACAGCAGCAAAAGCTACTTTAGCTCCTTGATTTTGATATTTACCATCGCCATAAGCGCTGGCCACATCGTTTTCCAGCTTCACGAACATCACTTGAACGATGCCTTCATTGGCATAGATGCGACATGGAAAAGCCAGGGGATTGACAATACAAATAGTGAGATGGCCAGACCAGCCAGGCTCAATTGGCGTAACGTTAATGATTGTGCCTTGACGAGCATACGTTGACTTCCCATCTGTGATGCCCATCACATTGTTGGGCATTGAGATGCGCTCAAGGCTAACGCCTAATGCATAGGAAAAAGGCGGAAGAACGAAGAAGGTGGAGCCATTTTCCTGAACTGGCTTAGCTTCATACATCAAGCTGGCATTGAAGCTCTTCACGTCTAGAGCTTCTAGTTCTTTGTTGTTATTGATGACCATGAAGCCTTCAGGAGAAAGGCGCAGGTCATAACCAGCATGGGATAGGCCGTAAGACAATGCTTTCGTGCCATTGTCCAGCTCGCGACGCTTCTCTCCCGTGAAAGGAAAGATAATGTCATTTTCAGCAAGAATGCTGATTTGCTTGTCGTTGAGGAGCATGAAAGAAAAGGGGCGTTGCCGCCCCCAAGAAACAACGATGGAAGAAAACTTCAGAACAAATCGTCGTTAGACGAGGACGATGCGAAGCTGCCGCTTGCGCTCTCGCCGTTCTGCCAGAAGGAAGAATAAGCCTTGGGGCTGTTTTCCATCTTGTTGACAGTCACTTGCCCCTTGAAATGAGGGGCAGTGTCCTTGTCACGCTTGTCGTTGTTCCACAGTGCCACGCGGAAGCTGTAATTTCCTTGTGCATTGGGACCAGCCTTTTTGGCTGCATTCAGAATGTCGGGGGTGAGATCGACAGTGCCGCTGAAAACGGGAAGATTGCCAGAGGGCATGTAGTGTTCCTCAGAAGGAGAGTGGTCGGCCCTGGACGGGCTCCCTAAGCATAGTCACAAAACTTAATGAATCAAGCTCCCCTATCCATAGAAATGGTTAAGGGGCGTCCGCCGGGATAATGCTCAAAGAAGAACTGCTGCGTCTTCTGTGCCATCACTCCTGCCTGCATGGCGAGGTCAGCGCCGTCAAGGCTGATAATTTGAGCTTCCTGGCCTTGATCAGTGTCTGGATCGTAAATAGCAATGGCGCAATGCGCCTCGCTGATCTCAATGCCATACATCTGTTCAATGGCCTGGGAATAAGCTCCGAGCTGCATCCGGTAGTCACCTAGTTGCGTGTCGGGCTTTTGCTTAAAGCTGGTCTTCCAATCGAGCAGCGCCGTTTTGCCATTGGCCATGGTGGCCAGCATGTCGAACGTGCCGGAGTAGCCAGTTTCAGTGGAGGGGCAATACCATGCGATGGCACTTTCCACCAACAAGGGGCTGGCTATGCCTGTGAGGAAGTTGGCAATGCTATCGAAATAGGGAACGAACAATGGATGGGAATCCAAATGGCAGTTAATGTCTTCGCCGTTCCAGAAATCTTCTAGGACGCCATGAAGCCAATTGCCACGTTCTACGGCAGAGCGTGTGCGGCGATTTGCCTCTTCATCCCCGACTTTCTTTCGCCAGTTCATGAGCGCCGCAATCTTGCCAGGCGGCGAACACGCGCTCGCAATAGTCGTCACAGAGGGCAAAACAATGCCTTCTGGGGCATTCGGAAAATCGTTTAAGACGTAATAACGACGGCGATTGATCTGCAGTCGATTGGGTTCGTACCGAGGAAGAGAAGGCATCGAAAGGGCGTCGAGACATAGATCGTAACAGGGCACTATTTTTCGTTTATGTCCCAGAAATAATCGCAGCCTTCTTCCGTACAAGGCGGCGTTGCAAAATAACTTTGGAAGCGATCAGGGGGCGCCATGTAACGCCAGCAATTTTCCTTGACAAGGCATTCGTCGCCATTACACATTGCAATATCAGGCATGAGAATAGTTCGTGCAGTTTGATAAAGGAAAGTGCGATCAGCCAGAGGATGTTCAGCAATAGCGTGCAAAATAGCAGCAATACGACGGTCACTGCTAAGCGTGTCGTCAGGAAAGCTCCAGAATGCTTCATGGCAGGAATCAAGCAATGAACGATGATTTATCGCCATCTTTTGCATAGTCGTAATATTCTTCTGCTGCCTGATGGAAACAGTCAGCGACAGTGCCTTCAGTGAAACCAGCAGAAAGAAGAAACTGCTTGAAATGAATAACAATATCTGGGCAAAATACTCCCGAAAAGGAATAACTCACTTGAACACTGCCTTCATCTAGCTTGAAGACGTAATTACTCATGGCAGGATCCAGCTCACGATCAAGATAATGGTCCATGCAATCAAGACTGCAGCAAAGGAAACAAGAAGGAAAAGGCCAAGCGGATCATTCGCTAAAAAGTCTGGGAGGAAGGCAATTAAGGGGGCTGTCATTTTCAGAGAGGCAGATGGTTCCAGCAAAGGCCCGCGCAAAGCGGGCCGCTGCTAGATCTATGGCTTTTTTGCTACAAAAGCCTTCATGGCTTCTGCCATTGCTTCGGCATTGTCACAGGCTCGGACAAGATCAATCTCCTTGGTCATGTCTGCCTTGGTGATAACCATTTGTTCTTCCTTGGCCCAGACCGTCATCATGGCTGCTGCCACATTGCCAAACTGCTGCCACGTCTTCACTTCAGTGGCACGGGATAGGCCAATGGCTTCCAGGGCGGCTTTGCCAAGTGCCATGCTGTTCTTCTGATCGGCATAGCCAAACGGATTGGCTTTGCAAATTGTGGTCAGAGCAGTCTTGGCATCAAAGGCGTCTGCGTCATCGGAGGCAGTAGCTGCCGTTGCTCCAGAAGGCTCAGGAGCTGATGTAGTTGCCGCTGGCGCCTTGCTTGCCCGCGTAGCTTGCTTCGGAGTCTCCTGTTGCAACGAGAGTTTGGGTGGGTTTTTTTCATCTTCTTTGGGAATGTCTTCTCCTGCATAGAGACGCAGACCGAGACCAGTGAAGGTGGCAATAGCTTTTACTGCAGCACGCTGGCAGTTGTCGCTAATGGCGCGACCATCCAGTTCCTTGATGGAATTGTGCTTTCTGTCCATGATCGGGAAGATCAATGCAACAGTGCGACGGCAGCCATCAGTGAGGTAGGGGCGCAGGTAGTAAGCGCCGGGGGTGCCAAATACCACTTCGCCAATGGTCTTCTCTTCAAAGGCCACAAAGAGAGTCGGGAAATGCTCCTTTAAATAGCGGTAGGCAAACGGCCAAGACAAATAGGACAGGCCCTTGTAATCCTTCTCAATGTGTGGGCCAATGTCTGGAGTGTCATACGCAGCCTTAAAGGCTTCAGCGCTAATCTCAAGGGGGGCAAACAGACCGTTGTAGCGGTCCATCATTGCTTGCTGGGCGGGGTCTTGCATGGAAGAAACAACGTCGGTGGTGTAAACAGGCAGAGAAATCACGATGCCATCACGGGAATATTTTCATATTCGCCATACATAATGACAAACAACATGCTCATCTCAGCGCCTTCGTTTTTAGTGACAAGGCTTTTGCCGGGGAGGGGCCAATCAGCTACAGCGCGAACGTCCGTAGGATTTTCGTAATACTTAGGATCAAAGCCCTCAGTAAGAGCCCCCTCTTCCCAAAGAAGCTTCACTTCTTCGTCGCCGTGCTCAAGAAGGAATTCTTCGCAGGCAAGTTTTAGCTCAGAGACTTTCATCAAAAGAGGAATCAAGGGACACGGAATAGTCTTCGATGAGATCGAAGGCGCCATTGGCCAAGGTGGCGCTACCTTCCCAGATGGGTGTGGAGCGGACTAGACGTTCAAGCGTCTCACTTAAAGACAGACGCGCCTCGTGGGCAATGTTGCCGAGATGCGTATATGCAGTGTCCGTGAGGCTTAAATGCCGCCCTTTCTTTGGTTCAGCGTGAACGTTGGCTGTCATTTAAGGGGGTAGTCGAGAGGAGGAATCATGGACAACGTGTACAGACTAGCCATGAATTTCAGTTTGGCATCCCAAAATTCATCATTTGTCATTATGTTTTGTAAACTCAACCATTAGTTTTACTGATCGACCTACCACTCCCGAAATTCCTTGCTACAACAGGACTCACACCTCCCTCTGTTATGGCATTCTCCATCCTGGACCACATTGAGAAGCTGGAAGCAAGCGATCATCCAGGGAAATATATGTGCCCAGCATGCGGAGGTAACGACCTTTCTATCAACACTGCCAACGGCGCCTATAACTGCTTCAACGACGACTCCGCCAAGCACCGTGCCGAAATTCGCAACATCATTGCTCCGCTTGACCGCTGGGAGCGCCCTCTTCGCGAACCACAAGCTTACACTTTCGCTTACAAAAACCGCCAAGGCGAAACAACCATCAACGTGCATCGTGATGATGCAAGTGGCAAGAAAACTATCAAGCAAAGCTATCCTTCGGTGCCGCAAGGTGCTCATCAACGCAAAGCATATATTGATGAAATAAGAAGCAGCGTTCTCCCCTATCGTTTTGATGAAGCCCTAACGGCTTCTCAGGTAACGGGACTTCCAATCTTCATTGTTGAAGGCGAACTCACTTGTGATCGCCTGTGGGAAATTGGCATTCCTTCTATCACTTTCCTTGGTGGTAGCGGTCAATACCGCGCCAATGGTGACTATTCGCTGTTGTTTCGCGGCAAGAAGATTGTTTTATGCCCTGATCGCGATGAGCCTGGCGTGGCTCTTATGCGGGAAGTTGCTTCTGATAATCCTGGAGCACAATGGCTCTACGCGGATCCGGGCAACTTTGAATGGGACAGTTTGCCTCAGAATGGAGGCTATGACCTCGCGGATTGGTTAGACGATGGTGCCGATCAAGAACTCATTCTTTCTTCCATCGTTTCTAAAGATCGCCATGAAGGTAAAGATGGTCTTCCTTCTTATGAGGAGATCATTGGCACCTTTGAGCGCATGGTTGGCCTTTTTGATAATGATTCCCGCATTGCCTATGAAGCAGCAAATTGGCTAGAAAGCCATGGCGTAAAGATGAGCCAGGCCAATGTCGACAAGATGATCGACGAAGCAAAGGCTCGTTTATTCGGCAAGGAAGAAATTGAAACTATTGACGTGTTGCAACTGATCGATGATGATTCCGTTCGTGAATGGTTAATTGCTGGCATCGTTCCGCTTGGTAGTGTCACTCTTCTTGCTGCACAAGGCGGCACTGGCAAAACGTCTCTTGTCTACAACTGGGCACTGGGCGTTGCCACTGGCTCATCATGGTCTGGTCGCCGTTGTCTCCCTGGCAAATGCCTTCTCATCTCTGCTGACGAGCCGCTGTCAGACACCAAAGAAAAGCTTTCCATCATCGGCTACCAAGAAGCCAATATTAAGCCTGGCATGATTTCCTTCTGGGAAACCTGGCGCTTTGCTCACATCCAACAGTTAGAACGCTTCATCAAAAAGCACCGTCCAGTGCTGGTGGTGATTGATTCGCTCACTGCCTGTTTTGCTGGCATGAACGTCGACCTCATCAAAAGTAATGCTGGCGATTCGCTTTATGCATTGCGGGACATGGCCAATGTCTACAAATGCTCCATCGTCATTCTTCACCACTTAAACCGTCAAGGTGGCTTACGTGATAGTTCTAGTTTTGTTGATAACGTCAGCGAAGTTGTGAAGCTTTACCGTCAAGAAGGGAATTTTGATCAAAACCAGTTCATCCTTGAATGGGTGAAGAGCCGGAGTGGCCTGGCAGGAAAACACGTTTTGAAGCGCAATGCCGTCAATTACGGCTGGGACTACGCTGGCCCTCTCGGCAATTCCATTGCTGAGTTGGATCGTGTGGCGAACTATGTGAACATGCGTCCGCATGAGCGTTTCAGCAAGCAGCAAGTGTCGCTGGGGACTGGCATGAATGAAAATGTCACCACCGGCAAGCTCCTTGAAATGGCGCGTCGCCAAGGCTTGATCACCAGCAGCTTCATTGTTGGCCCGCACGACGAACGCACCCGCATGTACCACTCATGGGACTATCAAGGGCCTGATCTGGACTTCACTTCTCCTAATGCGCCCATAGAAAGCATCCCCCATAAAGAGGATGCTGATCACGATTTTTTCTAACTTCGCAATAGGAGGGAGGCTCTATTGCTAGCCTCCCCGCTGCCGACCGTAGCGAGCAGCTTTAAATAGTTTAGCTTTTTGTTTACGATGGAAGTAATAATTTCTTAAAGATCATGAAATTGATTTTTGACAATAATGAGAGCGCGGCGCCTTTAGCGCCGCTTTTGCTTGCAACCGAAGAAGACACAGAAGCTTTCTTCGATGCGATGGAAGAAATGATCGAAGGAACCGAGGGAGGTGCTGAGCAGTCAGGCGAGCCATTTATTGAAGCCCAACAGAGCACTGACCCTGACAACACTTGGCTCATTGTAGGACGATAGATCAACTGGCACATTTGCGCTTGTGGCGATGGAGTACAGTGGTGCCGGAAAGTCCCGAGCGCACCCCAAAATCAGCGCTTGGCTCTCCAGCTTCTACGGCATGGCCATCCAGCCAGAGCGGAGCCCCCACAGGGCGGAGCGTTCAGTCCAGCAGGCCAAGATTCCCTAAAAAGAACAAAAGCCTGCACAAGACCAAACACTCCCGCGATGCCGCTCAAGCCAGAGTGGAGCCCCCAAAGGGCGAAACGTTCATCACGTAAGGCAAATAAGCCTTCATTGAACAAAACTCTCTTTAGCATTGCAAAGGAATTTTCCTGAACAATGCTTAACGCTCCGCGAGCAGTCGATCACTTGCCATTGCTGGAACATAACGGCGTAGAAATTTTGCCAATTGTTCACTATGGCTTTTCTTCTCCTAAGAAAGGGCCGCAACCAGCGGCCCGTACTATTTATGGAGCACGTGATATTAAAGGAGAGCGCCATTGGCGCTCTAGCCTGCATGAAATTGAAAAGCTAATTGATAGTGGCTTTGCTATTGAGGAGGAAATCAATGCAGAATGAATTCTGCGAGAGTCCTAAGTCATGCATGGCAGTTGCTTATCGCCGCGAGACTGGAGAAGAGCTATCCCCTGCTGGCCTCGATGCTGCCTATGCGGAACTGGTGGATAGCTTCCAGCATGAAATGGAAGAATTTGTTAGGAAGTATTGTCCTAAACGCTTAACTGACTTCGACCAGCTCATGGAGCAGGCATTCTGGCAGTATCATTAGAAAGCTAGAAAGGGGGCGCTTGTGCGCCCCTTTTTTGTATTGTGTGCCTGCGCTAAACGAAACAATGCCAGATCAGTTTTACGCAACCATTTCGCAAACACCAGATGCCCTGACGGAAGCCATCCGCTCCATTGATAAAGAGAGCCAGGCGTGGTCAGAGCATTTTGGCTTTAATGCCATCGAACTTCCCATGGGCTTGATTGCAGAAGATTCTGCTCTGCGAGCAGTGCATGCAGTGCAGCCAGTAGCAAGATTGGGGCTGTTAATGGTGCAGGCGTCAACGTTTTACAAATGGCACAAAGATGTATTTAGGCAATGCTGCCTCAATATGCTGATCAGTGAGGATCACCATAGTCATACGCTTTTTGGCGAAGATCTCCACAATCAAAACATGAAGATTACGGAGCTTAAATATATCCCCAACACGCTTTATTTGTTCAACAATCAAGCCGAGCATTGCGTGGTTAATTTAGACGGGCCACGCTATTTGTTTAGTCTTTATTTCCAGCAAGAAACTCCCTACGAAATTGTAAAGAACAAGCTCGCAATTGCCGGCTTAATTCAGGAGGTAAAATGATGACTATTTTCCCTGCATCGTCAGAAGAAGAGCTTTCGCAAGAAGAATGGCAAGAGCTATGTAGCCTGAAAGAAGCCATTGATGGCTATCCGGCAAGCATGGCCACTGCACAAATGGAACGCTTCACTGAATTGTTCGTTCGTTCTCTCCATGGAAAAGGAGATACAATTCACTAGAGAATAGAGCTGCGCATGGCTAAGCCTGAGATTGAATTTACAACGCCAGAAGAAGAGCTTGAATATGCTGCTAACGCATTGAAAAAAGCAGGCGTAAGCTTGACGCAATTTGAAGCAGTAAGAGAAACCGAAGTAAATGGCGGGCGTGGTTCTGCTGGTTATTCCAAGGAAATGCTTGGTCTTAGGCGATGGATGGTGCAAGAGCTTCTTGCTGCAAAGATGAGCAATCGTCAAATTGCAAATGTTCTAAAGCTGAGCAAGGAAACAGTCAATGGAGATAGGCATTTCAATAGACAGTTATACACAGAAGAAATTCTCAAGAATCAAGACGTGCATCGAGCACGTCTTCTAAAGGAGCAAATGGATTTGAAAGACCTGGCTCTTGATAGTTTTGAGAAGAGCAAAAGGAAGCGCGTGATAACAATGATGGAAGGTGGTGACGATGGAAGCAAAGAGATGATCAAGATTGAAGAAAGCGCTGGTGATGCATCGTTTCTCAATGTGGCAAAGAACTCCCTTGTTGAACAAGCAAAGCTTCTTGGTCTCAACGAAATCAAACAAGAATCACAACAAGACAATTCCTACAGGAAATTCCTCAAAGATCTTTCCACTACCATTGCAAAAGAAAAAGAAGCCAATGCCACTGAAGAACGCAGGAAGAATTCCTTGCCTGCATCAGCAGAGGTGAGCTTTGATGCAGAACCAGAAAAAGAGGAATGGCCTGAAGCCATTCCTTTACAAACAATTAATAAAGACGACTATTGACAAGCGGCGCTAGCGTTGGCACACTGTCATTGTTGCCCCCTTCCATTGTCTGATTTTACGTTCTCCACTGCCGAAGCCTTCCTGCGAGAGGCTGCTGCAGCCAAGCAAAGCAAGCGTGATGCCATCTCTGCTTCCATTGCGCCCCACATTGCTGACCATGGCACGGTAGGCATTCCGCCTAGGCTCCACAAGGGCATCGATAAGCTCCTGGAGCGCTATGGCGATGAGGCTTATCGCCAGGTGGCACTGTACTGCCTGGGTAAGTGGTTTGAAGCTCATACGGAAGCAGCAGAGGATCTTTTTGCCACTGGTCAAATGCCGGAAGCAGTGGCTTGCATGATGGATGCCACTCGCATTTCAGACAGCCTCCATCTCGTTTGTGAAGTGGGAAGTCTCGGCGGTGATCAAGATTGGAAAATTATGCTAGAGGAAGAACTCTCTCAAGCCATTCTTGAACACATCGAGGAAGATTGTTTATGACGCCATGTCGCACCTTCAAAATTACCACTTCTGAAGGTAAAACCATTGCCCTGGGCGCAATGTCTCCAAAGCAAGCTGAACACTTCATGCTTGCAATGCGCCCTGATATCAAAATTGCAATGATTGAAGAGATAAAGCCTCTTCCCGAACCTTCCGCTGATCAATGGGAATGAATGATTTCATTGGCTTAATTTGCACCAGCGATTGGGGAACAATGTGGTTCGGCCCACTTTCTATTAGCTGGCAGAACAGCATGGGCATGTATTCCTTGCTTCCTCGTCGCGAATGGGGAAACGTGCTTATCATCTTCCAAGATCGTGAATTCCTTCTCCATTGATTTTTCATGGACTCGCATCAGCCTTCCTTCATTGTTGAAGGCACACCATTGGCCCCCACAGTTCATATTGTGCTTCCTCCTGAGCTTCAGGAAGATGCCAAAGCTCTAGCAGCAGAAAACGTGCATCCTGCTTGGTCTAAGGCCCATCGTCGTGGTCGCCATTTCGTGATAACGACCAATTTGCTAGATGATCTTTCTGAGTTAGCGGACTATGCCCGCGTGGGCATTGAAGAGCCAGAGCCTGATCTTTCCAAGCGGAAGCGCCAGGCTTTGCAAATTCTCCTAGACAGGACCAACAGGCATGCCGTGTTGGAGCCCATGGGCACTTGCCATTGCATTGCTACCAAATGGCGAGACAAGCCATTGCCTAGCCACAAAGCTGCCTATCGCACCACGCTAGAACTCAGGGAAAAGGCAGGCAATGTAAAGAATTGTTACAACGCTTGACCTTGCCTGCTGAAGTCGGCATACTACTGGGCATGCGGGCGAGAGCTTGCATACCCTTTCTCTTTCAAACAGATGACTACAAGGTTTTATCATTGGTTAGGCGAAGAAGGCGGCATTAGCGCCTTTCATGGCAACAATCTTGTGATGAGCCTCGGCTCTCCCATGGTCAATGTCAATATCAGCCTTCAAGAGCTACAAGAATTTATCTGCACATTAGAAAAGGCTTCTGATGAAGAGCCTAACGTTGTGCAGCAAATAGCTCTTAATTCTATTCGCCACGTATTTCAAGCAGCTCTGCAGCATCACAAGAAGGACCATGAAGCCCTCGTCGAAGAAGCTCCTACTGGCGCAGATCTGGAAGAATATCTGCTTGCTTACGCGCGTGCCGTCAAAGAAGGAGCTCTGTGATCATGGGCTTGCTTAAAAATCAGGAAGCTATTCGCGACTATTCCTACATTGAACTTGCCATTGATTTCGGCAGGCGCATCACTGCAGAAGAAATCTTTGCCTTCACAGAGCGCATAAGAGACGAAGTGGAACAACATGCTGGTATTGATTATTGCGTAAATATTAAACGCATTGACCTTGAATTCCCGGAGGATGAACAATGATTTGTGAAGAATATGAAAACGATCCCGAGCTTGATTGGGAGCGTCCTCAGCGCTTAAACAGACAGCTTTCTCTGCAACAGTTGGAGAGTCGTCTTGAGCTATGGAAACAAAAGCATGAGGATATATGTCTTAAGCTCTATCGTGCCGCCACTGGCATTTAATCATGGCTACCAAACTTCAGGAAATGATTGGCGAAACGATTTGTCAAGAGCCAAACAGTAGCTACGTGGCGGAAGTCATTGAAACAATGGCAAAATGGTTTGATTTTGTTTTAGAAGACATAGGCATTGAACCATCGGCCATCCCTGCTCTTCTCCGTTGGCAATATCATGAAACGGACTGGCCAGATTTTGGAGAATCCATTTTGCCTCCAGAAGATGCTTTTGAAATTAACCACGAGTAGTCATTACCACTAATCACCCATGACACAACAACATCCCATCACCCCACCACCGGAGCTGGTGCAGCAGTGGGACTGCGAATGGAGGGAGCAGCAAAACGCCCCAGTTATCGGCTGGTCGGCCAATCTTCTTGCCTATGTCGCTGCTCGCGCCGCACAATGGGGCGCCGACCAGGAACTGGAGGCGTGTTGTGAGTGGCTTCACTGGCAAAACCTGGCCACACATCCCGAACTGATCCCTTCGCTCCGCGCCGCCCGCCGCCCCAAGCCACCAAGCTTGAAGGAGCAGGCACTCCTTGCGCTATCGCACCTGCTCGATGGTGCAGCTCACTCGATGGACACAACGGAGCCTGCCGATTACATCCGCCGCGCCCTTGAACAACTTCCCGACGCCCAGTAGCCACCTTCTCTAAATTCAATTAACGGCCCCATCAGGGGCCTTTTCTTTTGCCCAGCTATGGTCTCCAGGAATAGGCTCAGTTCCATATTCCCAATCATCATATTGTTCACCATTTCTCAACCATCGTGCAAGACGTTCACGCTCTTGCTCTGCAGACAGTTTCCTTTCCATAAAGAATCGGCTGGCCTTGTATAGCCTACCTCCGGCTGGCTTTGTATAGGCACAAAGAAAGGGGGCCAAAGCCCCCTCTCTTTCACAGCCTCCGATACCCAACAACAACTAGGGGAAATCTCCTCGCCTAGAAGGGAAATGTGCCTCTCAGGAGAATGACTAGCTCCCTGGCAAAGCCATACAGCATTGCCCACACTTCCGTCAAGTGTCCACCCTCACGGCCCGCCTTGCGACAGGAGAAGCAACTAAGCCTCTAGAACCGACTGCTCCATAAGCATAGCATCCCATGACACCCCTGGCAGTTCCCTTGACAATCGTGAGACAATAGGAAGACTGTCGTCCGCGAGGGCGATGGGCCTCTCTAGCTATTTCACCATCTTGATGCTTTCACGATTTCTTCTTTCCCTGCTCCTTCTGGCCCCTACCATGCCCGCCCACGCTCTGTCAAGACAATGTGGCACTGCCTCTCATTACGGCATTGGTGATGGCTATGACGGACAACGCACTGCTAGTGGCTCTCGGTTCAATGCTTACGGCTCTACTGCTGCCCATCCATCTCTTCCATTTGGCACGCGCCTTCTCGTTACAAACCGTGACAATGGAAAGCAGACGATTGTCATGATCAATGATCGCGGCCCATATTACGGCGGACGCATTCTTGATCTCTCCTACGGGAGCTTCTCAAAGCTTGCTTCGCCTGGACAGGGGACTGCCCGCATTTGCTTCTCTCGCATTTGATGACCATGCTTACCAACATCGCTTCGTTCATGCTTGTCACCACTGCTTTCGGGCTTGGTGCTTTCGCTATTGTTGCTGCCCCTAATGCAATGCCCAATCACGAGGGCTTGACAAAATGCATGCAGCTCCATCCAGAACGGTATTGCCGAATTGCCAATGGCTTCTCGGTGGAACCAAGGCCGTGATAGGCTTTGTCACGGAATGTTCTGCTGAGCCCCTTGACAGGGGCTTTTTTGTGGCCTACCATTCTGCCGGGTGGAACCACAGCCCCTTCGGGGGCCTTTCACCAGCCCTTTACCAGCGATGGTGCCTCCAATGACTTGTACTCCCTTTCCTGACAAATTCCCAGCGTGCTATTTCCCGCATGGTGAAAGACGCATCAGGGTATTCTTTGTCTTGTTATTCCGCTGATGATCGCGCTGCTGCTCGCACTAAGCTTCTGGCCATGGTTCCTAAAGCGCCTGATCACGCCCCTGTCAACAAGCCAGCAAAGCGTACAAAGGATTATTTGCGCACGTTAGCTGACAGCATGGAAGATAGCGTCTGGAGATTCTTGTAATTAATGGGGCAGAGCTGGAATGAAATTGTTCCAATAATGCGCTCCTTGAATATGCTGGCCACTACTCGGACTATGTGGTGGGGAAAAACAATTGATTGCCGTCAATTGATAATCTAGCCTCTATTCTGAACACAAGGTCCCATCGAGGAGTGTAAGGAGATCCAGGGTCTGTTCATGCACCTGATAGCCTTGCATTAAGCGCATGCTCGTAAGTCCCCAACCATTATGAAATTCTCCGTTGGTTTAGTCGTCGATCTATATGATTTCGGCTTTAAACAATGGAGAGGGGAATATATCGTGACAAAAATATATCCTGAAACTGGCCTTTACAGAGTAAAGAATGTCAGGACAAATAGCCAGCAGACGGTTAAAGAAAAAGCTCTCCGCATAGGCCGCCTTGGCCCATTCCGCATTGAAAGCCTCCATTGATTGTTACGAAATATGACAGGCCCCGCTCAAGGGGCCTTTTTGCTGTATTGTTCTGGGGTGTTCAGGCAGAGATGCCTCCTCTCATGGACAAAACCGCTCTTATCAAGCAGTTCATCTTCAACGCTGGCAGCAGCATCGTCAGCGTGGAATTCATCAAGGCTGATGGTTCCGTTCGTCGCCTCCAGTTCAATCCCCGCGACAGCAAGGAAATCAAGGGCACTGGCACTCCCATAAAGAAGCCCAGCATCGTGCGTTGCCGCGATTTTCGCATTGCTCGCACTGCAGGCGAAGGTGCATGGCGCTCCTTTGATTGCGAGCGCGTGATCAGCGTTAAAAGCAACGGCCAAGCCATTTATTTCTGATTGTTACAACGGGGCCGCAAAGCCCCAAGCTGATATATAGTTCTCTCAACGGCAGAGATGCCTCCTCCCAAGTTCCATGACTTCCTCCTTGCCTCCCATCAAGCGCACCTATCGCGTTTACGTCTGCATCCCCTGGGGCGCAGAAAAGGAATACAAGCGCTTTGAGACTGTCACTGTCGATGCAGTGGACGAAGCTGCTGCTGCCTATGTGGCACGTGATCGTTATGAACTGTTCGCTCGCGTGCATAACAGCGAAGTGCAGTGCCGCGTAGAAGAACTGCCTCGCGCTGCCTGGTAAACCTCCGAACCCTCCGCACCCTCCGCAACCTCCCCAATGGCAATTGTTCCCACTCTCCATCTCAACGGCACTGGCAAGACAACGCTCCGTGATGAATACGCTGCTGCTTACGATGCGCTCACCAAAGCCCTAGAAGCTTTTGCTTCTACAACGTGCAACGGACGCGATTTCTATCCACAAGGCCCTGATGCTTACTATCGGGCTCGTGATGAACGCTCTAAAGCTTTTGGCCATTTAAAAGCAGCAAGGAAATACGTTGGTGAAGTGCTGATGGGAATTTGCGATCAAATGTGATGGAAACAATGAACTCAGGACTTTCTATCAATCAGCGCAATCTTTATTCCTATTTTCTTGTGCATCAGAAGCGCAATAAAAATGCGCCATGCTTTATACCGAAAAGCTGCCTCGTTGGCAATCGTTTAGAAACGTATTTAAATGCTCTTACAGCCTTGGAAAGGAAAGGGCTCATCCGCGTGGATCGTTCTGCTCCTAACTACACCGGCTGGATCATGCTGCCAGCTTTGTAAAGCTTTGTAACAGGCGCCGCTCAAGGCGCCTTCATGCTGTATTGTTTGTCCAACGGGGCGCGAGTCCCTCCTTTTCAAGATCAATGACCCTCACCGACAAAGAACAGCTTCTCTACAGCTCCATCCAGGAAGGCATGGATGAGCCTGGCTGCGGCTGGCTTCACGAGCTATCTCCTTTCAACAATGATCACGTTTGCGCTGGCGTGCTGAGCGCTTTGATCAGCAAAGGACTAGTACATTCCTACCAAGACGAAGATTTTCCTGATTGCTACTGGGTGAGCCTGATTGAACAAGCCTGAGCTTTGTAACGATTTATGAACAGGGGGCTTCTGGCCCCCTTTCTGCTGTATTGTTGTTTCAACGAGGCGCGAGTCTCTCCTTCCCAAGACCAATGACTTCCTATTCCATCCTCTGCACCAACTCCCGCAATGGCGGCCAGTGCGAGCTTCTCATTGATGCTGCTTCCCCTGAACAGGCTACGCAGCACGTGGCAGATTCCCGCCCCCACTACATCATCAAGACCATCGAACCAGTAGAGCGCAAATTCGTCTGCCATGGTTTCTGCCGCAGGAATCAGCGTTATGACGCACTTGCATATATCGCCTTCTCTGCTGACCAGGCTCGTTCCGTGTGCCAACAGCTCCACCCCGATTTCGCCATTGACCGCATCGAGCTTGTGTGAAGCTTTGTAACAAAGGGGCCATCAGGCCCCTTCTGCATATATATTGGTTTCACTGAGGCGCGAGCTTCTCCTCTTCTTCTTCCAATGACTGACCGTCTTATCTTCACCATGGCTGCCTTCTCCCCCACCCAGGGGCAGTGGTGGCGCTCCTGCGCTCCTAAAGGCACTGAGCGGCGCGTGAAGCTTGTTGCTTCTTGCCAGGGCTTCTGGCTATGGACAGCAGACTTCCGTGATGCTCGCACCAGCAAGCTACTCACCAGCAAGTTCTTCTGCACCAAGCCCAACAGCGATGAGCCAGTGGCGCTTTTTGAAAGCGCTGATGATCGCCAGCGTTGGATGCAGAAGCAAACTGCCTGATTCGCACAAGGGCCGCCACAAGCGGCCCGCTCTCCTCTTTAAAACAATGCCTGATATTATTTCTATCCTTGCCATTTCAAAGAAAGGCAAATCTCGCATTGGCAATAGCGTCACTGCTGCCATTGTTGAACAAGACCATCATGACAAGCTATTTATTGTCATTCCTGGCATGAATCAATGTCGATGGATTAAAAAAGACAACGATCCCGATTTTCGTATTATTGCTGAGATTTGATCATGCTTACTATTGCCACTTTTCAAGACAACGGCCCGTATTTCCCTCCCAGCAAGGGCCGCTACCAGGCGGCCCGTCTGAGAGACCTGCTATTTCACGTGAGGCTCGCTATGGAGGACAGGGAGGACACTATTGCCATCTTTGACCAGCAAGGCTGCTGCAAAGGCCTCTGGAGGCGCGATCTGGAGGGGCATGTGGATAGTGCTGGTGATGCCATCATTGACCATGAAGGCTATGAACTGATGCGCCCTGATACCAAGGAGCAATGGCTGTTCAATCGCCTGCAGGAGCAGTTCAAATGATTCTCGTGGACTTTTTCTCCGAAGATTGCTGTAAAGGCACTGAATTGGTGGAAGGCTGGTATTTCTATGCTGATGATGATGAAAGCTTTGTAGGAGGACCGTTTACCAGCGAAGAAGCCGCCCTAAAGGCGGCTTTTGATGGTCATGGTTGGTAGGGAAAATAATTGCTAGCATGGCGAAACATCGCGAGATGCCAGTCTCGTGACGTTTCTAACCACTACCAAAGGAGCAGTTTGGCCATGGCTGAATACAAGCATAGCAGCGTGCCTGCAGGGTTTAAGGAGATCCCTGGGTATGACGGACGCTATTTCATCTGCGTTCAATCTAAAGAAGGGGCAAGATTTGCCTACATTGGCAGAAGTGAGCACAATTGTAGGCGGCAATAGCCTCACTTTCTTGCCTGTTTGTGATGGTGACTTGACCGACTTCAGGCCTTCTGATCCTACTGGCGGCCACATCATCGGCCTACGCTTCAAGCTACCCCACGGCATCGCCTACACTGACGCCGAAAAATCAGCCTTCTGTATGTAGCCTGCAGGGCCGCAATTGCGGCCCCATTGTTTACCCTCTCACAATTGCACAATGTTCCACATCACAACCACAGAATACGGCCAAACTTTCAACGCCGAAACATTCGCCACGTTTGATGAGGCCTGCGACTTTCTGAACATGCTAGAAATCTCTCAGGAAGATGCCTACAGTTTCGAGCGTGAATGTTCCATTGCTGAGCTTAAGCAGCAGATCCTAGATCTTATGACTGAGAATCAAGAACCCTAAGAGGCCCCCACAAGCTCCCACAAGCGGCCAAAACCTAGCCCGGTATGTTTCATCATGCCGGGCCTTTCTAGCGTCAGGATGCCGATCCTAGGAAGTGCTGGCGGCCAGTCCCGGACTAGCTGTCCTGTAGGGATGAGGGATTAACTTTCTCCACAGGGCTGTGGAAAACTAATCCCGACCTCCCAACTCGGGATTAACTTTTGCAACAATCCGCCGTGTAACGTATTGTGACAAACGCTTGACATTTGCGCCGATCTAGCCTAGCCTGGAGCAGTAGAAGCTACGCCTGCGGTTTTGGGGCGGCGGTATACACCAAAAAAAGTGGCGCTATTTTTCACCTGGAAAATTCGACTTCTAAGTATAAATACTCACCAATTACATAAATGCTCATTGGCTTTCATTTCGCGCCACCAAGCATGAGAACGTCCTTGTCCACGTTGACAGTCAAGTTGTTCTGGCCACCAATATGCATTCTTTTCAATATTCTGAGAAGCCTCTAGGACCATTAAGTTTGCTGGTACATGCAAGCCGCATACAAAATCGTTTTGCAAAGGAACAATATGGTCCACGTGAAATGGTGTTTCAATAATTTTTTCTAGCCATTCTGCATGAAGGTAGTGAGCTTGTATCTCTTTGCGAACAATACCTTTTTGTGCCCATGGAGGACAAGCATTAATTTTTTGTGCTTCTCTCATGCGTTTTATAGCACGAGCCTTGCCAGGGTTTTCTTTACGCCAACGTTTTACTCTTGCGCGAATCATATGAGCTTTGCGTTTGCCATAGTCACGATTGCGAATGCGTTCTTTTTCTCGATTTGCCTCACGGTAGTTATGAGTTCTTGTTTTATCGCAAGTTGAACACCAATTCATTCGCCCGTCTTTATTAGATTTGACTTTATAAAAAGCATTAAAGGACTGAAAAGTGCGACATATGGAACAAGCCTTGATTGCTGCCATAAATTTAAAAATGCTCCATGGAATATAGCCAGCAAAAAGCTAGTTGCCATACGCTGAAAGCAAGCCGTAGGCGCCGCTTGAAGCGTTTCTAGCAATAGGCAAGACTAATGGAGACGGCCCCAAGCCGTCGTAATGACGCACAAAATCGCGCATTTTCCTTTCCATCGTTTTTAGCAAGAAGGCGGCCCTCAAAGGCCGCCGTTCAAGCTTTTAAAGATAGAAAAAGCAATTTTTAAGCCCTGTCTGGCACCAAGCACATTTTTGGCGACTCATTACTTAGGAACTGAGTCAGCCTTTTTTGTATTTCGCCCCTCGTTGTGAAAGCTCCGTCCCTTTGGGGGGACTGCGCGGAGGAGAGCGTCGGGGCTTATCTAGCTTTTTTGTTTATCGTTCCGCGCTTGGGGCGCTTCACTAGCTAGAGACGCTCGGGAGGGGCTAAGCAAGGAGCTGAGTGATTTTTGACGGCACCTTGCCTACGGCTATCGTATCTCGGCCTGTGGCTCAAACGTGGCTTTTTTCGTATCATGGCGATACAAAACCTTAAAAATCTTCACAATCTTTTAAGCATTCATGGAAATCATGGTCGTTTGCTGAAGAATGTATTAAATAATGCATGTAGAGTTTGTAATAAGAACTAGCGTGGTAAAACTACGAACTATTGTTATGTTCGGTCTGCCAGAACGTCAGCCATTTAACTATGGTCCCTACAAGCTTTGGCCCTGTTTCAGCAGGCCAGAATTTCAATGGTTTGCAGCGATAGACGGGGCTCCTCATTACTTTCGGAGTTTGAACGAGGCGAAGCTCTTCATTAAAGACCGTCTCTCCATGGAAGATGCTGAAAATCCTTGCGACTAATGACTGAAGAAGAAATGAAAGCTTTTGTCCATCGTTCCATCCGCGAGCATGAGCTGCGTGTGGCGCTATGGTCGGGCCTGCTTGGTGCTGCATTATTAGCTGGCACTTGGCATGCCATCAGGCTCTGTTATTTGCATTAAGAAGCATGTGGATAATGGCATTTGCGCTAGCCTTCCTAAGTTAATCGCCAGGGGGCAGCGCCCCCTTTTGTTGTCTCATGGGACTTAAGGACAAGGCAAAATGTGAGCCAATTGCACGCACGGGAAGGGTTCAAGACTGGCTGGATAATTCCGAAAGTCGCCTGCCTGTTAGTTGCACGGTTTTCAACGTAGAAGATTCAATGGAGGGGCCAGATGGCATTGAAGCATCTTGGCGGTTTGTTAGCCACGGCTTGCGCAATGGTGCGGGGGTCGCTGTTCATTTGTCTTCTTTGCGTCCGAGGAATGCTGAAAATGGCAAAGGCTTGGTGGCAAGCGGACCAGTAAGTTTTGGCAAGATTTATTCCACGCTTAATGAAATCTTGAGAAGGGGCGGTGTATACAAAAATGGTGCGATAGTGCTGCATCTTGACTATGACTGCCCTGATGCGCTGGAATTTATTAATGCATCACGCAGTGAACTGCCTTGGGTGAAGCGTTGCATCAATGTAGATGAGAAGTTTATTGAGAATAGTTCTCAAGAATTTATTGATGCATTGCTGAAAGGAATTGGCAATGGTGATATTTGGTTGAACAAAATTCGTTTCAATGCAAAAGGCGAACGCATTCGGGCGAATGTATGTTTAGAAGTTTATCTTCCACATCGCGGCACTTGTTTGCTGCAGCACGTCAATCTTGGCGCCTGTAGTTTTGAAAATTTGCAAGGTGCTTTCGTTGAAGGCATGACGCAACTTTGCGAGCTTCATCCTTCTACTGGCGTTGGTGACACTGGAGAATATCTTTCTCCCACCATTGACAAACAAATTGGTCTGGGCGTGCTCGGCCTGGCTAATTTCCTGGCCATCCATGGCATTAGCTACGAAGATTTTGGCTATGCATTGAATGCATTCCTTGCTGAGGATCCTCGTGCATGGTTTGAACAATGGAAAGACACCGTAGCTGGTGAAGCGGTGTGGCAAATGGATCAGGGTATTCAGAAAGCTGCTGAAATTGCCCGCGAGCATGGCATGGAGCGTGCGTTCTGTATTGCCCCCACTGCATCGTGCTCCTATCGCTATCTCGATACTCGCGGCTTTACCACTGCTCCTGAAATTGCCCCTCCCATTGGCCGCATTGTTGATCGTGACAGCGGCACGTTTGGCGTGGAAAGCTTTGATTATGGCGATGTGGAAATTGCTGCTGAAGTTGGCTGGGCGAACTATAAGCGCGTTGCTGATGGCATTGTTTCGCTTTATCAACGCACTGGGCTTTTCCATGGTTATTCGTTTAATTCATGGAGTGATATGGTCATTTACGACGAAGCATTCCTTCGTGATTGGCTAGAATCTTCACAGACGAGCCTCTATTACAGCCTGCAAGTCCTGCCTGATACTCAGCGCAAGGACGATGCATACGCTGCATTGGACGACGATTTTAAGAGCATGTTTGGCTTAGACGAAGAGTCTGAAGCTGATGAATCTTCTGCGTCTTGCAATTTAGAGGCTGGCTTTTGCGCTGCTTGCGCTGAATAAAAAAGAAGGGGGCTTTAAGCCCCCTTTCTCCTCACACACCACCGAATGATACTACGACCATGACCGTGAAGAGCCCCTATCTGTCGATGATCGCCAAGAAACGGCCTTGGCAGGCGGTGCCTGTTAGCAAGGGCAAGCTAAAAGAAGGTGGCGAGGACACGATTTACAATTTGCTGGCTCTGCGTCATTTGGAACTGCCCGTGAAGGACTTCTTGGAGCAGGGGCTGCAGCGTGATCTTCCTTCCACGCCTGGCGTTATTGAAGCGCTGCGTCATAACCAAGACGATGAGCAGCGGCATGACGAGGCACTGAATTATGTGACGGCTGCCCACGGCACCAATGAGAAAGCTGAAAAGGAAGTGGCAAACATCCTCAAGGCATGGCAGGAGCATCCCGCTCATCCCATTTTGAAAGCTGCCATTTTGGAGCGGAGTATTTTCTTCGTTGCATTGCCATTTTTCCGTTTCAATGGAGATATTGGCATTCGCACTGTGGCGGCTGATATTAGTCGGGATGAGATTACGCACGTTGGCGTGCATAGTCTTGTTGCTCGGGAGCTGGGCGAAACTGCTGGTCAGAGCCTGAATAAACTGCGTCGGGCCACTGTATTGTGGGCTTTTGATGCGCTGCAGGCGAGCACGGATAAGTGGTTGAACAAGGATTTCTGGCTGCGTCAGAGTGATAGCTTGTTTGAGAAGGGCAAAGCTGAAGAGCTGAATGATACGGCTCGCAGTCGCATGCCTTCTTTCTTTGAAGCTGCTAACAATGATCTGCCCCAATACGGGCGGGCATGATATAGTTAGCTAGTTCCCCCTCTCTTTTCGATGGGGCCTGGGAGGCTAAGACAGCGCTGAGCAGATAGCTCAGAAGAGCCAGGTGCAATTCCTGGCCCTCTCGTTTTAATTCTTGTTATGAGCGCGTTCGTCACGTCAGACTTGCATCTTGGCCATATCAAGATGCTGAGCTTTTCCCGGCCTGATGGTGAGCTGCTAAGACCATTTTCCTCCATTGAAGAGATGCATGAAACGCTTGTAGAGCGTTGGAACAAAATGGTCCATGCAAAGGACAGAATTTACATCCTGGGAGACGTGGCTATTCCACGGTCTGGACTGAAAGTGTTAGAGCGTCTCAACGGAAATAAAGTGTTAATTCGCGGAAATCATGATATTTTTAAAATTCAAGATTATCTTCCATATTTTGAGGACATTCGTGGTGCCTTCTATCGTGATGGGCTTATTTTTACGCACATCCCTGTGCATCCAGAAGGTTTAGACGGCAAGCGCTATGTTGGTAATGTGCATGGCCATTTACATTGCCATCGCGTGTTGAACGGCAATGGAGAAATAGACGAGCGTTATTTTAATGCGTGTGTGGAAGTGAATAATTTTTCTCCTGTAGCATTGGAACATATAAAGGCTTATTTTCAAGCCAATGAACGAGCGCCGCACATTCAACACTCCCATTAGGGAGCCATGGAACGCTCCTATTCATAATATTCTTAAAGCTATAGACGCTCACATGGCTTTATATTTTGTCCATCGTGATCCATGGCATTTAGAGAAGGCGGCCATGCTTAGAGCTTATCTTCATGAACTAAAATCTTACATTCATCGACAAGAAGCAAATGTGGCGAGTGTGGGCAAAAGCGCTGGGGAGTAAGGAGAGCAATTGTGACAAGGAAGCGGACAAAGTGGCAATTGTCCGCACGCTTATTTTTGCTTCTTATTTGATCACTAATATTGCAATTGTTGCTAATGCCTGGCGGCATTGGAATGACAACGAATGTATCCCACAGGCTACAAAAAAGGGGCCTTGAGGCCCCTTACTTAATGCTTAGAACCAGTGAGGCTTGGGTACGTAGGCAACGCCACGATAGACAAGCGAAGCCATTTGAGCTTCACGCAGACGCGCAGCTTTCTCAAGCTGCTGCTTGATGAGAGCGAGGGGGTTCATGATGGTTCCCGATGATGCGCGGTCCCGTTCCGTACCGTGCGAGTCATGCACTCCATCGCTGGAGCGAACGTCCTTTCAGCTTAGCATGATGCCCTTGGTGGGATTTGAACCCACATGGGAAAGACTGTGTTCCCTACGGCTTTTAAGGCCGTTGCATAAACCAGTTCTGCTACAAGGGCGTGAGGAGCGAAGGTACTGAGAGCGGAGCTTCAATCCGCCGTTATACAGCTTTTAACCATGGGTCGGCCCATGGCCTTTGCTCCATTGTGGCAACGAACAGCATCCCCCGATACTGTCCTTTAAAACGCTGGCCAGCGTGCTTCGCGAAAGCTTTGAAATCATAACACGACGATAGTCAGGCGTCATATTCTCTTAAGCTTTCATCGCCATGATGATCTGGCATGTAGTCATCAGTGGTGGCGTCTGCTTCCCAAGAGCGCTCCAGTTGCTCCTCTTCTTTCAGGCGCTTGGCATGAGCCTTGAGTTTTGGAAGCAATGTAGGAATATATAAGTGTTCAGCAGCAAGAAGCTGGAGAGAAGTTTGCTTGCTAGTAGGAGCATTTTCAAGCAATGCAACAAGAAACTTCGTTTCCTGCATGGTTAATTTGCAATAAGTCACTTCATGACAGAACTATTGTTTGAAAATCATACTAGGAGATTAGGCTTTCGATCCAGCCAATGTCATCATCTTTACTTGCGGCGAGAATGGCACCGGCCATGGCAAATGCTAAGTCGTCAATACCAGTGGCCTTGCCACCAGTCACACTCCATTGCCCGCTTGGTTTATAGACCACAGTTAGATTTTTGAGCTGCATGATTGCCTTTTCGTGGCGATAGATATTGATTTGCCCTGCATTAAAAAGCTCTCGCATTTTGCTGAAAGCTTTCATTTTTGAACTGACGGTCCAAGTGAGTTCTGTGATGGGAAGGTCACTGGCCAAGCTTTGAATGGTGCCAGCGCTATTGAACTGGTCCATCACAATGGTGTCAAAAATATATAGGCGGTGTTGTTCTTTAATCCAATCTTCTACTGCATTGATATTGACTTCCATCCGTCCGTTGATTTCAAAATCAGCAACGAAAGAATGGAACTTGTCAACAACCAAAGTGCCGTTCTCATAGTGAACAATGCAAGCAGTGTAGTCGTCGCGGCCAACGCCACCACGGGCGGGGTCAAGGGCAAGGACGTAAGCTCCTTGGAATTCAGGACGTGGTGGTAGTGCTGCACGGCGATCATCAATACAGGCATCAATTACATCACTATTCACCAGCGCGGAAAGATTGCTAGCGAATTGGGCTCCATACTCAACTTTAAATTTTTCGGGATCACGCTGTCTCTCTGTGTCAAGAAACTCTTGCGAAATATTTGGGTTCATCTCCCACGTTGGGAGATTCACTGCCTGCATGAAAGGGAAACGGCCTGATGATGCTTCTTTGAAATGCTGGTAGAAGATACCGTCAGTTAGCCACGGGGAGGACAGTTCAAGGATGCGCCCCTTTCCTCCAAACTGAGCGATGGCAGGAGACAATGCGTCATAAATGCCACGGCCTCCACTGTTTGCATCGCCTTCGGTGGCAAATGCAAGCTCGTCGAAAACTGCTCCGGCGCAAGCAAGGCCACGAGCAGCCCGGCCAGAAGTGGGGATGGCCTTAAACACGCAATTATTGCTCAGCTCAATGATGTCGGCGGTTTCGCGGACAATTTCTTGAGCAAAGGGACTCTCAATGATTAGCTGACGGATGTTGTTTAAAGCAATGCGAGCTTGATCCTGGCTGTTTGCCACTGTCACCACATACCATCGCTCCCCTTTTCTGACTTTGCGGCGATATTCCTCTTCTAAAACGAAGCACATATAGAGACATGCCACGGCAGCCATCAAAGTTTTGCCGCTTCTTCGCCCTAATGCCCATACTGCATGCGACTTTCCTGGCTGGAAGAATTCATCCAGAATGCGAGCCTGTGCCGGATAAAGCTCTAGCTTGAGAGCGTGCTTTGCAAATTGGCTGCAAGTAAGGTTCACTTGTATTTCAATCGAGATAGAGACTTTAATTCGTCTTTAGGAACAAAATATGCAGGGCGTCCTCCTGCTGGATCTTTCTTCCATTGTTCCTTCATTGCATCAGCAGCTTGTATCCAACCATGGATGAGCGTAATGCGATTTTCAATTGTGACGAGCACCAATATCTTATCTGGGCTTTCATCAAGCTGCACTATTAAATCGTAATAATGACGGGAGCGAGTTTTAACATCGATATTGGGAGGAAGATCTGCGGAACCGCGTTTTGCTTCTGTTTCTTGATAGAGCTTATCTTCCATACCGAGCATGACTGCTACTGCCATTTCGCCTGCAGCGCCGAGCATGTGATAGCGGAGCGCCAGTTCGCCTTTTTCCGCTTTTTCCCCACCATTGTTCCGGCTTTTTCTGCATTGCTGCTCATTGAGGGCCTGCCTGCGAAAGGCTTCAGTGCGAGCGCGTTGCCGCTGATCAGCGCTAAAGGCGAAGGTCAGTGGAGGCGCCAGGAAGTCCATAGTGTGCAGTTTCTACGGACAATGTATACAGGAATTAGACTGAATGCAATACAACTTAGCCATTAGCGTTGGTTATGGAAGGCGAAGCAATTGATTTAGGGCATGCCACTGCAGGTGGAGTGCGTGCAGATGGCCTTCAGAACGTACTGATTGGCATGGGAACTGGCCGCGACAAGAGCCAGTACACCAAAACCACTGCGACTGTTTTCCTGCCGCAAGAAGATCTTGAAAATCTCTATGGCGAATGGTTACCTCGCCGCATTGTCGATATTTATGCAGATCAAGCCACGCGAAAAGGTTTTAAGGTGCTGTTTGGTGGTGAAGGCGTAAGAGCCGAAGAAGTACAGGGCATTGAGCAAACAATTGAAGATCTTTATATTCTTGAAAATTTAAATCTTGCAGCAAAAAATTCCCGCCTTTACGGAGGAGCTTGTCTGTTGCTCTTTATTGACGATGGGCGTCCCGCTTATATGCCTGTCGATAAACGTAACATCCGTCGCATTGAAGAAATTGAATGTCTCGATCGATGGCAAATTGCCCCAGTTATCAACGAAGAAAACTTATACGACTATTCAAAAGCCACGTATTATCAGATTATTTCTGGAGATCTAATTAACGAACAAACGCTGTCTTACATTCATAAGGATAGGATTTTGCGTTTTGATGGAGACTGGCTCCCTTATCGCGTGAGGCAGCGTAATTATGGATGGGGTATGAGCAGTTTACAAACTATTTATGACAGCTTCCGTCATTATTGGACTGGCCTTAATTCTGCAGCAACGCTTCTCACTGAGTTTGATATTTTTGTTCACAAGGTGAGGGGCTTGGCGGCAATGCTTGCTGCTGGCAAGGAAAGCTCCATTCGTGATCGTTTGCAAGTGAACGATATGAGCAAGAGCATCTATCGCGGCTATGCGATTGATGCAGAGAAGGAAGAGCTGGAATTTATTAGTCGTAACTTTGGCGGCATTGGAGAAGTGTTGGAGAAGCTGCGCGTTGACATTATTGGCGCTAGCAAAATTCCCCATACCGTGCTGTTTGGCGAAAGCCCTGGTGGGCTTGGCTCCACTGGTCGCAGCGAAGAACGTGATTTTGCGAAGACGCTGGCCGATTATCAGAGCGTGCATTTCAAGCGGCCAATGAAGAAGCTGATGGAATACATCATGCTGAGCAAAGAAGGTCCGACACAAGGAAAACTGCCTGAGTCATGGCGCATCTCCTTCAATCCATTGTTTGAATTGAATGAGCGTGAAATGGCTGACGTGCGTGCGCGTGTGGCAGCCGTGGATGGTCGTTACATCCAGCTTGGCGTGCTGAGTCCCAAGGAAGTAGCTGATGCACGTTATGGGGGCTCTGAGTGGTCAATGGAGCTTACTTTGGATCCGACTGTTGTTCGCGAGCTGCCCCAAGCCGCAGGTTCCACTCAAGGTGGGGGTGGCTCCACCCAAGGACGGGGTGGTTTTGCTGTTCCTCCAGGTGGGCGTGATCCATTAGACGAGGAAAACGGCACACTTCCCATGGATGGCAGCAGGGATGTTGAAGATAGTGCAGGTCTTTATCTCCCACGCGATCTGGAGAAGATCCGTGGAGACGTGGAATTTACGGACAAAGACTTACACCAGCAGGCAATTGCATCAGCAAAGGCCAAATTCAAAGAATGGCCAAGTGCAGTTGCAGGAGCTTATGTGACGCGCAAGTACAAAGACTTATACAAGCGTAAGCATGGCTCTATGGAAGGTGCATTCAAGGGCAAGAAAACTACCGCCGAATATTTCAAGGAGGATGCGATTGATCCACTAAAAACCAGTGGTCTTATTCTTGCTGATATTGACGAGGCTTCTCTCATTGACGAAGAAGACATTTCTGCTGCATTGAATCAGTGGAAAGAAGAAGCGCCTGAGCGTTTCAAAGATATCTTGGAGGCAGAGGATGTCCAGCCTCAATGATCTCTCTCAATTCTCTGAAACTATTGTTCGTTTTGATGAATCATCCTGGCGCTTCGACCCTATTAGTGGTCGGTATCGCGGCGCCAATGGACGCTTTCTCAGCGCTCGTGCAGTGGAAGCATTGGTGGATGGTCGAATTAACAAGCTTGGCGCTGAGTTACGGCGTTTTACACGTATGCTTAGCAATGGCGATATTACGCTCGATCAATGGCAAGGAAGCGTAAGAGAAGCTCTTAAGCTTGTTCACGTACAGACAGCGATCATTGGCAATGGTGGCAGGGAAACAATGGGAGCCACGGAATGGGGGCGCATCGGGCAACGTCTCCGTTTGGAATATGCTTTCTTACAGGGCTTTGCTCGCGATCTTTTGGATGGGCGTGTTTCTTATCCCATGGCTGCTGCTCGTATCGGGCTGTATGCTCAGAGCGTGCGAGGTAGTTTTTGGGAAGGCGCCAGTATTCGTCAAGAAAAGCAAGGATATTCCTTGATGCGACGAGTGCTTGATTCACAAGCAAAGCATTGTCAAGACTGCTTAGATTATGCAGCTCGCGGAATGGTTCCAATTGGCAGCGTGCCGCTTCCTGGGCAGCGTTGCGCATGCCGTTCAAACTGTCGGTGCAGCGTAAAATACTTCCGACAACAAGCGCCGACTGTGGCAGTTTGAGATGGATGTTTTAGTGGGCAGCACTGGCCTGATTGGCACCGTGCTTCGTGAGCACCATGATTTTGACTGCCGTTTCAATTCCGAAAACATCCACCTAGCTCCATTGTTGAAAGAGGATATTGATACGCTTTACCTGGCGTGCTTACCGGCGGAGAAATGGAAGGCAAATCAGGCGCCAATGGCTGATTTTGACAATATGTACCACGTGTTGTCAAAGATGAGACTATGGAAACCGAAGGAGATTATTCTCTATTCGACTATTGATATTTATAGTCAAACCTATAAATACGTGCAAGATTTTCCGGAACTGCATGCTATTGATTATGGCTCTGTTCGCTACATCTTTGAGCTACTAGTGAAGCAAACATTTCCCGACGCCATTGTTACCATTATTCGCCTTCCGGCGTTGTTTCATAGGCGCATTAAAAAGAATGCTTTATTTGACTTGTTGAATCGGCACAATGTAGAGAAAATTAACGCTAATTCTTGTTATCAATGGTACGACTTAAGTGATCTGTGGACAGATACCGAAGCATGCGAAAAAGGACGAAACCACCAATGGTTTTCGTCTCCCATCGAAACATTAGAAATTATTGACAAATGGTTCCCATGGGCCAGAACAGAAGTTGATTGCAGCACTCGCATTGAATACAATTACGGGCCTTATTTTGCTAGCAAGGAAACAATTATGAAAAAGATGGAGGCTTTTATTAATGCTTGGAATTAGTGCTATCGGCTGGAACGATGAAGAAGAAGAGCAAATTTTGAGCGCTAATGCTGGCGCTTTTAATGTACTGGAAATCATTCCGGCTCGCATTTTTGCTCAAAACAAAGACTACGCAGATATGGCCAAAGAATATAGAGAGCGCTATGGACTATGGGCGTATTCAGCGCAAGCATTATTCTTTCAAAGCAATGTGCAAAGCTTTGAAGACACGACTGCTGTGTCCGAGCATTTATTGCGCGTGATTAGCCTTGGTTCTCTGATGGGGATCAAACGTTTTGTTTTGGGAAGCCCGAATTTGCGCAAGGGGAGTCCATCATGCTTGATGAATGTTTTAAAGCGCATGGATGCAGTGCTGGAAGCGAACGATGCCATCCTTTGCATTGAACCTGTAGCAAGATGCTATGGAGGATCTTATTTCTTTACAGTCAGCGAGATTGTTAATCATATTGATTTCTGTAATCTCAAGAACGTTAAAACAATGCTAGACACAAATAATGCATGGTTACAAGGAGACAGTCCCAAGAAACTTTTAAATCATTACTGGCCTTACATTGCCCATGTTCATATTAGTGATACAGACAACGGACCCCTATTAAATAAATACGAGCACATGCAAATTAAGAAGATGCTCGATGGAATTAATTATGAAGGCGCTATTGTTCGTGAGCTGTTTCAAGCGAAAAAGTATATGCGCGATTATCCATTGTTCCGGAGCATTTACGCTTGATCTAGTGCATCATTTACCATTTTTTCAATGGTATAAATACCTTGAATTTTGCCGGTATAAAACGAGAGAAGATTGCCATGCTGCCTAAAAATTGGCGTACGTTGAGCGCTGGCATTCTTACTTTTAGCTTTAATCGATACCACCGGAAAAACATATTTTAAGTGATCTTCGAAATCAGGCCAATAACGCACCACGTGATCTTCCATTAATTGACGGTGGGTGGTGAGCTTGCCGTAATTATTACCGAAAGAATGAACATTTTTTGTTTCTATAACACCAAGACTTACATGGCTTAAAGAAAACATCGATGAGCCATATGGATAGATGGAGAATAGATTGCCATCAATGAAAGTAATAGCGCCAAATGGGAGCGTTTTAAGGGGGCGATAAATAAACATTACAACTGCTTCAAAATAATCACCGTCCCTAGGGGGCAGCAAAGCATTATTAGTGCAATCAAAAACAAAGTCATAGTCTTGCTGCAATAATTCCAATGAGCCATTGCTAATTTCTTCGCGCCGAACAATGGGAAGCAATAATTCGTCAAAATGTTTTCCAGTGGCCGTTGGCGAAATGTATTTCTCAATAGTGTGCATCACCATGGACGTGTGATTTAGCAAGCCTGCGTCTGCTTCTGCATGAGGCCAGTCTTTAAAAATCAAGCGAATAGTGTCTGCATCCAACAGGCTCTCATCTTCTGAAACTGCATAGAAATTATTATTGATGTTTTCTGTTAGATGGCCGTAGTCCATCATGAAGCGTTCAAATGTATTTTTACACAGCATGCGCGTGGCATGATTTCTGGCATAGTGGTAGCCATAGTGCAGTCTATTTTGATTGATAAGCGATGTTTCAGAAATGAGCGTTTCATTGCGCTCAAATAATGTCACATCAGCTTCATTCATAAAGCGCGAAGCCAAATGGCATCCAGTCCATCCGCCGCCAATAATTGCAATCTTGAGCGCCATCAAATGTCAATACAAAGCGTTGGCTGTACTCCTTGCCAATTTGACTTGGCTTTAAACAGGTCCAACTGTGGGAAGTATTCTATGCGCCGAGACATGCCAGTTCCATACATATCAGCATGCCCTTGATAATTCCATTCATCAGGGCCATGCTTATCGGGGTGGTAAAGGCCGGCAGGTGAATCCTGTAGCTTCCAAAGCATGTAGTCTTCATTCGGCACTCCCCATTGCTTCCATGCTTGCAACGCCGGTGGCGAGCTGTCCATGTTCTTAATTGCCGTGAGACGGTCTTTGTGGCGCATGAGATAGTCCATGCCGTAAAGGCCAATGCTCATTGATGGTGTGTGCTTCATCGCCACCTTCTCAAAGCCTTCCGGAGGTTCATAGACCAGACTTTTAAACGCTGGTCCAGCAATGCACGTGTCATGCAAGAGAAACCAGAAGGAACTAGTCAACTTATGCTCAACAATTTCAATGAGCGGAGTATATTCAAAGGAATTTTGTGGGGTGCAGATCATTGGTACATCACCATAATGATCAATGCGCCAGTCCTCGCATCCACCATTGACGATCAAAATTTCGCTTGTACCAATACCAGCGCGAGTAAGAGAAGGGATAATGACGGGAAGTGTATAAGCTGCAAAACGCTGGCATGTACTGATACAAAAGCGCACAGAAGATGGTGGTAGCATGATTCTCTCCTTGTGCCGTAAGTATAGAAGCTGTTTATGATGACGAAGATTTCTGGGAAACCATGGCAAAAATTCTTTATTGCGGAGACGCTTTTGTAGAAACTGGTTTTGGGCGGGTCGCTCAGTATTTGCTGCCGGCGCTAGCCAAGGAACATGATGTGGCGGTGCTAGCAGTCAATTACCATGGCGACCCGCATTCAGAAGCACAGAAATACAGGGTATATCCTGCAATGTTGCATGGTTCCGATCCATTTGGTTCTCATCGGATTAATGAAATTATTCAAAGAGAAAAGCCAGACCTGGTTTGGGTGACGAATGATATTTGGATTGCCATTAGCCTTTGGCAGAAAGCCAAATCCTTGCAAGAACAAATCCCTTTCAAGTGGTTTGTTTATACGCCCATTGATTCTTATGGTCTATTTCCTGAGCTGAAAAGCCAGATGGAAGGGTGGGATGGTCTTGCCACATACACGCAATTTGCCGAAAAAGAACTTCGTCTAATGGGATATGATAAGCCCATTGATATTATTGGGCATGGTACTGATTTTGATAAATTTTTCCCACTTGATAAGCAGCAATGCCGAAAAGATTTAGGGATTCCCGCTGATGCATTTGTTGTTTTCAATGGGAACAGGAATCAGCCACGCAAGCGCATTGATTTGACAATCAAGGCATTTATCAAGTTTGCCAAAGACAAGGACGATGCTCGCCTTTGGTTGAATATGGGCAGCAAAGACATGGGATGGGACTTAATTCCATTATTTAAGCGGGTAGCTCGCGACGAAGGGTTTGACGCCACCGGGAAACTGATTATTACTAGCCCTCATTTCTCCACTGAAAACTGCCTGCCAGTTGAGCAATTAAATAAAGTGTATAACGCAGTTGACATTGGCTTGAATACATGCATTGGTGAAGGTTGGGGGTTGGTTAATACAGAACATGGATCAGTGGGTGTGACGCAAGTTGTACCAGATCATACAAGCCTGGCGGAGATCTTTGATGAGCTTCCCCGTATTCAGTGCAATGCTTACGAAACAGACAGAAACTATGGTCTTGAGCGTCCTCTTCCTGACCCGGAAAGTGCTGCAGAGATTTTGTCTTATTACTATGAGAACCGCGATGCACTGAGAAAGGATGGGAAATGGTGCTACAAGCGTCTGCGAGAAGATTTCTGCACGTGGCCTTATATTCAAGGGCAATTGCTTGACGCGGTAGAACGCACTCTTAATACAAAGTCTGCCGCGACTGAATTCAAAGGTTTTGATACTCCTGCAAAAATTATTTGATTATGCAAATTTCACAAATCTTTCTTTCCACTGATCCAACGGAAAAGCTTAGTCCATTTTTGGAACACGCCACGGGCACTATTGATGCTTGTTTCCCTGAAGCAAAGCATGTTATTTACAACAATGATTCGCTTCGCGCTTTCATTGCTGATAATTACGAAGAAGAAGTGTTGTGGGCATATGATACGCTTAAGCCCTTCTCTTACAAGGCAGATCTTGGTCGTTTTTGTTTGTTGAACAAGCTGGGCGGCTGGTATTTTGATATTGGCATTAGGGCCTTTAATGCAGTGGAACTTGGCGATCGTATTAAGTTTCTTGCTTTCCGTGATATTCAGCGCTTTAGTTACACAAGCTGGGCGTGTGCAACTACAGTGCTTTATTCTCAGCCCGACAATCCCGCTTTGCAAACTGCCATTGAGATGATTGTGGCAAATTGCGTAGAACAATACTATGGCATCACTCCATTGTGCCCCACTGGTCCTACATTGTTAGGTAAAGCCTTGGCGGCGAACGGAAGCCAAGCTGATTTTATCTATGGCGATTATCTTGAACTAACGCCTACGCATGGACAAAAGAATAGGGCCTTTGTGCTTCCCGATGGCACAATCATGGCATGGAGTAAGCCTGCTGGTGGTGGTGACTTAACTGGACTTGGCGCCAAGGGCGTCAACAATTACAATGAGCTGTGGCAGGCCCGCAAGGTGTATGGCGATGGTTGATAGCACCATTTATGCGGTATGCATCCCAGGGGAGAAAGTGCGTTACACGGCCAGGTCTCGCATTGTTCCCATTATGGGAGGAAGCCACGTGCTGAGCAAAGAAGAGCGCGAAAGTCTTCGTGCCGAAGGTTATGCTTTTGACGATGAAAATGCCGTGCTGTCTCCATTAAATGATCGATGGGGAGAGCTTTCGTGCGTGCATTGGATGATTCTTAATGCAAAAGAAAACAATATTGGCAATGCTCAATATCGGCGCAATTGGCTAGAACCGGAAGATCAATGGTATTGCCCAGAAACTTTGTATGTGCCAGAACCAGCTCAATTTTCTTGTACGCTTGAACAACAGTTTTATGGTGGCCATTCTGCTTTTGATGCACCAGTAATTACGCGCAAATTAGCAGACGAAGGCAAGTGGATTTTTACTCGCGAAGAAATTGATAAAATCTGGGCGCAATCTTCTTTCATCGGCTGCAATATGGCACGCGGACCGAGGCAGGCCTACCTGCGCTTCATGACAACACTATTTGCTGGACTTGCACCAATTTGGCGCGAACACAAAGAACACTTTCTTTCCATTGAAGGCTATGACAAACGTGCAATTGCGTTCATTGCCGAACGCTTGATTACTGGTATGGTTTTATGCAGAGACAGGATTTTTCCTGGCGTAAAAATTGCCACTGCTCCGATAGGATTTATTAATTGATCGGCTGCAAATCGATGGAATGTCCATTAGAAATTATTGACGCTAGTGCAAACAAAACAAATCATCGCTTTGCCATTGCTAATGCAATGCTTGGGCCAGCTAATCCATCGCTACCCAACACTGCTTATTGGCAAGAACTAGCTAAACGTTGGGAAGTTGGCCTGTCAGATGCCTTGGCTCGTCGATGCAATAATTGCGAGCATTACATTGATACTGCAGTCATTCAGAATTGCATTCAAAGGCATGGTCGGTTTGATATTACTAGTCTTGGTTCCGAATTTAAAGACATGAAAGATGCAAGTGGCTATTGCACGTTGTATCACATTACTTGTACAGCCAGTCGTGTATGTGTAGACTGGGAAGAAGGCGGTCCAATTACAACTACCAAAGAAGGTGCCATGGCTATCGAAAATGAAGGGCGCGAAGACGCTAAAAAAATGAGCGCGAAGCAAAAGAAAATTGCAAAAGTGATGCGCGAATTTAAGGCTGGTACTTTGAAGGGCAGTGACAAAAAGCCAATCAAGAATAAAAAACAAGCCATTGCTATTGCCCTCTCGGAAGCTGGCATGAGTCGCATGAACAAAAGCGATGAGTATTGGGATGCCTATGTTGACACCATGATGTGCATGGAAGTTGAAGACCCTGAAGAAGAAGGCATGGGAAGCATGAAAACTGAAGACGGTTCCTGCGGAAAAAAGCGCTAAGGGGTGATGCTGGAAGCTTTGCCCCTCCTGCTGCTGTTCGATCTGCTGCCCGTCGTGGCTTAGAGCTACGCAAGAAATATGGCAAAGGAGGCTTGACGACGCAAGAAGCGGGCAAGCAGGGCATTGGCAGTGGCGTGGCGAGAGCTACAAGTCTGGCCAATGGAGAGAATGTGAGCTATGAGACAATCAAGCGCATGGCCGCATTCTTCTCTCGCCATGAAAAGAATAAGAGTGGCGAAGAAGATGATGCTGGAAAAATTGCATGGGATTTATGGGGCGGCGATGCTGGTAGGGCGTGGGCAAATCGCATTATTAAGATGGTAGAAAATCGCAAAAAAGACCAATGAGCGAATATGTGCGCGTCATCGAAGAAGAGGACGAAGGTATTGGTCTTTTAAAGGCGCTTTCAATTCTTTCTGCCAATGAACATCGCAATACTTCACGATGGGAATTGGTCGAAAAGCAATGCTTCAAAAATGGTCGGCTAGATGAAACACACATTTATGTGATGAGCGTTTACGAGAAGCCCGACCCTCATTTTGAGCCGACAAAGTTCTTGACTTTTGAAATTGAGGCAATGGCAAAGTCCTACATTATGGAAGACATTGAGCATCAACTTGCCAGTATTCGCGGCGAAGACGACGACGAGGATTGATTATTACGTTTCTCAATAAGTGCTGTTTATTGAGAAAACTAATTGATTTTTGCGATGAAAGATGGATAGCCCATCAGCCACAACACGCTAATTCCATAGAGACCACTGAGAGTGCGAATCTGTACGCAATCTGGCGGGGCGGTGCCCTTCTCAATGCGGCAATAAGAACTTTGACTGATGTGCAGTTCTTTTGCCACATCATGCTGAGTGAGTCCGGCATTTAGCCGGGCTTCTTTAATGCGACCAGCAATAAGAATGCGTGCTTCCTGGTGGGGAAGTTTAAGAGCATCCGTTGCACTACGCGCCAAAAACATCACAAGCTTTTATTCCGTTTTGCATAAGCTTACAAAGTATAACATTCGCTTCTTGATAAAGTATGAATATGAGCACCATTTCTTGCCGATACGATTTCTCTCCTATTGAGAAATACGAACTCACGCCAGAAGGTTATCTTCGGGCATGGGCTTCTATCGCACGCACTGGCATCCAGCATTACACAGATAGTGATGGTTCCATTCGTCGCGAATATCGTCCCGAGACAGAAGTGGCGTCTCCCGAAAGCCTTGCTTCATTTGCGGGCAAGGCAATCACTTCGGAACACCCCCCTGTGCTTCTCGATTCCGAGAATACTAAAGACTACCAAGTAGGATTTAGTGGCACTGAAGTGGTATACGACAATGGTTTCGTGAAGGCAGTGATGACAATCACTGACGAAGATACCATTAAGCGCATCATGAAGGGGGATGCTCGTGAGGTAAGCGCGGGCTATAGGGTGAATTATGATCCCACGCCCGGCGTTACAGAAAACGGCGAACATTACGATGGTATCCAAAAAGAAATCATCGGTAATCACATCGCTGTTGTCCGCCGGGGCCGCGCTGGCCCGCAAGTGAAGCTCCATCTTGATCGCCAAGATGCTGCTGACCCATCTTTAATCTCTAATACAGGAGACCATCTAATGACTGCAAAAGTCGTTTTTGATGGCGCCGAGTTTGAAGTGACGGAGAGCGTTGCTCTTGCGATCACTAAAGAACGTGAAGACGCCAAGATGTCCTACGAGGACATGAAGAAAAAGTACGACGAACTGCAGGCCGCTGCCGATTCCATGAAGTCCGAAATGGATGCTATGGGAAAGGAAATGCAAGGCAAGTGCGATTCCGCTGAGGGTCGTGCTGATGCACTGGCTGAGCAGATCGAAGAACTGAAGACTGAACTGGCTGCCGCCAAGGAAATCAATCTTGATTCCCTGGTTAAAGAGCGCGTGGCTCTCGTTGAGAAAGCCAAGCCTGTTCTGGATAGCGCCTATGAATTCGCTGGCAAAACTGCCCGTGAAGTGATGGTTGATTCCATCAAGGCAGTGCGTGGTGATGAGCTTGATCTCTCTGAGAAGAGCGATGACTACGTGCAGGCAATGTTTGACACTCTCTCTGAGGGCCGTTCTGACTCTGCCACCACCGACGAGCTGCGCAAAGCCGTAGCTTCCATTGCTTCTCCTGTTTCTGCACCCTCTGCCTATATGGACATGCTGCAGAATGCATGGAAGAAGCCCCTTTCCATCTCCAAGGAGGCTAAGTAATCATGGCCGTAACTTTCTCTGCTTCGGGCACTGCCTCCGCTGGTGGCGTGCAACAGAGCTACGCTCTGGAGCACACCGCACTGCTGGAAGGTCAACTGTCCGATATTCGCAGCAACACCATTGGCACTAGCGTCAATGAAACTGGTGCTGTCGTGGCTTTTGGTAACGTTGTTGTTTATAACAACGCTGGTACTGTTGAAAATTCCGCTTGCACTATCTCGGGCGCTTCCGATACCGTGCTTGGCGTAAACGTGCTCACCTATGTTGATGAAACCGCCCTGGACACCAATAGCCGTCCTGGCGTGAAGAATCAGCAGGTGATGAACGTGGCCAACGAAGGCGCAGTGGCCGTCTATGTGACCGGCGCTGTAACTCCTAAGAGCCCCGTGCGTGTGCTGTATTCCGCCAGTGGCACTGGCAAGGCTGGTCAGTTTTCGCATGCTTTTGCTTCTGGCAAGACCGTTCGCCTCGCTGGCGCACGCTTCCTGAGCACCACCACTTCCAGCGGCATTGCAATTCTGGAGCTGAATGGCCCCAGCTTTACTCTTTCCGCTGATTCTTGATAGGAGGCCCTAACAATGTCTGAATTCCGTATGGATGACGCGGGTCTGTTCCTTGAGCGTCAGCTTGAGTACATCCGCCCCCAAGTGTTTGAAGTGCAGTATGCGGATATTAAGTATCCGACCATTCTGCCTGTTACCAGTGAAGCTGGCCCTGGCGCTCAGACCTTCACTTACCGCATCATGGACTCCACTGGTGAGTTCAAGCTGATCGCTGATGCTGCTGATGATCTGCCCCGTGCTGACATCAGCCAGACCGAGAAGAGCATCAACATCCGCTCCTTCGGTGGTTCCTTCGGTTATACCGTGCAGGAACTGCGTGCCGCTCAGATGGCCAACATCGCTCTGGAGCAGCGTCGTGCTGCTGCTGTGCGTCGTGCCTATGAAGAGAAGGTGGAAGAAGTGGCCCTGTTCGGTGAGAGCACCGTGGGTCTTTCCGGTTTCTTCAACAACTCCACCGTGGATGTTGTGGCCGCTGATAAGTGGTTCACCACTGCAAGCATCACCGCCCAGGAAATGCTTGAGCTGCTGAACTATGGCGTGACTGCCATTATCAATGGCTCCAAAATGAAGGAGCAGCCCGACACTATCCTCATGGCTTATGAGGATTACAACAAGGTGAGCACCACTCGCAACTCCGACTCCTCGGATGTGACCGTGCTGGAATACTTCCTGCGCACCAACCCCTACATCCGCAATGTTGAGCCCATCAACCAACTGGATGCTGATAACAGCGTGCTGAACACCAACCGCATGGTTGTGTATAAGCGCGATCCCGAGAAAGTGCAACTGCACATTCCTCAGCCCCTGGAACTCTTCCCGCCCCAACAGCGCGGCCTTGAGTTCATCGTTCCCGCTCATGCTCGCGTGGGTGGCGTGGCTCTGTACTATCCCAAGAGCGTTATCTACGTTCAGGCTTCTAGCTGAGGATAGTTAATCAAGGGAGGGACGTTAAGCTATGAACAATTGTTTTTTTTGAACAATGCTAATTGCTTATCGTCCCGAACTTGAAAACCCGCCCCGTGAAGGCGGGTTTGGCATTATTACGCAAACAGGTATGATCCAACTCACGCCTGGTCTTAATCAAGATATTCCAGAACATCAATGGAAAGTGGCTCGTGAGAATAAGGCAGTAAAACGCCTTATGAACATTGGAGCCATTGAGGAAGTGCGAGAGCAGATCATGGTGGAAGACATTCCGCAAGATGTGCAAACGCTTTCTCAGATGCCAATGGTGGAAGCCATCCGCATGATTGAACTCATTCATGATCCAGATCAATTGAATGGCTGGAAAAAGATTGAAGGCCGCGTGCGCGTGCGCAATGCCATTAATAAGCGCATTGAAAACATTCGCATTGGGAAAGCCTGATTATGGCCGTTACTTATGCGAGTTTTCTTGAGCGGTTCCCTGAATTCACTCCCCATCCATCGGGAATTGTGAATGGCGCCATCTCTGAAGCCACCTACGATGCTTCTGCAGACGTGTTTGGGGAACAAACTGATAGAGCAGTTAAATTTCTTGCTGCTCATATCATTGCCATCCAACTTGCACAAATGGGCATTCAAATTGGTGCCACTGAAGGCAAGGTGTATGGTGAGGGGCTAGATGCCACTCAATACGGTCAAGAGTTTAAGCGTATGCTGAATACGCTGCCTTCTTCTTCTGTTGGTTTCGTTGTATGAGCAATTTTCTGGAGCCACTTGCCAATTCCACACTGGTATGGTCGGTGGCTTCAGGCTATGCACTTGATAGCGAAACTGGAAATTACGTTGCCGTTGCAACAGGCGTCACTTATTACGCCACGTTAAGGCAGAAGCGTAATCCTCAGTACGATTATTTGCTTGGTGCAGATCAAACTGCTGTCTACATGGAGGGGCGTCTCACTTCTCCATTAACGCTTTCCGGCGTAACGCCTGGTGATTCTGCTCAAGCAACGATCAATGGAAGAGAAGGGCGCTTTGAACTGTTGCCAAACGAGGAGATTGCTATTCATTATTGGCAGTTCCTCGGCACGCCAATTAGAGGAATTTTTAGACTAATTGGCAAAGGAAGCGTTGATAACGCTTAATCACTTTTCTTTCCATTGCTGAGGATCTTCTCATGCTTTACCATCCCACAGAACTGGTGAAGAGCCAAGACGTGATTGTGCGTGTTGGCTCGATCAGTGGCACCAGCCGCCCCGTAATCACCCAGAGCGGCGCCACCTTCAGCGTAAGCGGCGCTCCCACTCTTTACACTCTGCAAGCTGCTACCACGGCTTCTGTTGCCTTCAATGATGGCAATACTGAGTTCTACCTGCTTGGCGGCGGTGGTTTTGCTGATAGCGTAATTGTTACCAGCCAAGCCACTGCATCCATTACTTCCTATTTCCAAAAGGATGTTGATGGCACCGTGTTTGTGCCGAATAGCTTTGACGAGGCTTTCCAGGTGATCAGCTCGGCTCGTTATGACAAGAACGCTGAGGTGTACGTGGAAATCAACAAGCAGCTTGGCGCTTCAGGCACCACTTATTACTATGACCGAGTGGCTTACGTGGGTCGCGTGATGAACTACAACGAGAGCTATCCTGCTGATAACCTCGTGGAATG